ATAGCGGGTTCAACCACGACCATTTTGCTATCAAGTGTGATCGGTTTGTTGGTCCTCAATGTATATCTTATAACTCGTCTCAACTCATTCGTGAGAGGTTTGAAGGGTGGACGGTTGGAGAATTCGCACACACATACACCATGAGGAGCGTGGGGAGTTATAATACAGATCAAGCGTCTCGCAAGGAACTCGTCCTAACCAACTATGAAGTGTGAAGTGAAACTCTACGTTGCTGGCAAGGTCTTCGCTGAGGAGGTTTATGCTCGTGACTACCAGGAAGCAAGAGAAGTTGCCCTGGCACGTAACCCTAACGCTAAAGTTATTGGAGTAACAGCAAAGTTTTAATGGAATTACATAGAGTTGATAAAGCATTGCCAGTATTTACAGTTAATATTGGCGATCCTTTTGATTTGAATATTCGTATTCCAGAGTATAGAAAACAAAATTTTAAAAGTTCTTCTAGCAATGTCAATGCTTGGCATAGTCCTTATAATACTTTAGGGTTTGATGATGTTAAAAAACATCTAACAGGTGTTGCTGAAGAAGCAATTTGTAAATTTTACAATAATATTATTGTAAAATTAGATTGTAGAGAACTTTGGGTTATGGAATATGAGAGAAATGATTCTGCGGATTTACACTCTCATTATCCAGCGTCTTGGTCTGGAGTTTATTATTTAAAATGTGATGATGATTCTGCCCCACTAATTATTGAGCGGCAGTTAGAAGTCAAACCACAGGAAGGATTGTTTATTTTGTTTCCTAGTGTTATGATGCATTATGTTCCTCCTACAAAAGGTTTTAGGAGAGCACTTGCTGTGAATTTTTTTGTGAAGTGTGATGTGGAGAATCTGGGCGAAAGCACTGGGTGAAAAGTATGGACGCACAGACAGAGAAGCAGATATTATTGCTGGCATACGCACCCTTATTTTTATTTCTTACTTGGTTACCAACCTTTTTATTATTAGTGGAGTGATTAGACACTGGAATGACATACCAACTAAAAGATTACCTGTACTCGATCAATCAATCAAAAAAGAATATTCTTGATGGTGATATTGATGCTGAGCGAGGGTATCCTCCTTACATTATTAACAGGTGCCTCAGTTCTTTTACGGATACTATCTTATTTGTCAATGAGGTGAATAAGAATCCACATCTTCCTAAGAAGATGCAATATGACTTTTTACTAAATAGTGTGAAACCTAGGAAGCGTTTCTCTCCTTGGGCGAAAAAAGATTCTATTGATTATCTTGAATCAGTCAAAGAGTATTATGGTTATAATGACGATAAAGCTCTTCAAGCACTCAGGATTCTCACCAAGGATCAACTAGATCATATTGCAAAGGTATTGAATAAAGGTGGAAAAAGATGAGTGTCGAAACTGAAATCCAGTGGAAGCAAACTGACATGGTTGAAGTGGTTCTTGGTGAACCAGATGACTTTCTCAAGGTGAGAGAAACTCTGACTCGTATTGGAGTGGCATCACGAAAGGAAAAGAAAATCTATCAGTCTTGCCATATCCTACACAAACAAGGTAAGTATTATATCGTTCATTTCAAAGAGTTGTTTGCTCTTGACGGAAAGAATACTAATCTGTCATTAAATGACGTTCAACGTCGCAATCGAATCGTACAACTCCTCAGTGATTGGGGATTGATTACGGTTGTAAATGCAGATCAGATTGCCGATTTAGCACCTCTAAATCAAATTAAAGTTCTTTCGTTTAAAGAAAAAAATGAATGGACTTTAGAATCTAAGTATAATATTGGTCGTAAGAAGACGGCGGTTGAGTAAACCGTAAGTTTTAATACGGTTCTCCGCTATTAAAGTTTTAATATCAATCGTTAAATAAGTATGTGAGAGGATGAGGGACGGTTTGCCGTCCCACTCTTACGCCAGGACGCCTTTCGGGTCCTATCGTACACAGTCGCTTATTTAAGGACATGACTAATATTACTTGGGAAACATATACCCCTTATTCAATTGGATTCAATGAAACATTCAGCAGACTTGAAGCTCTCGCAGGAAGTGGATCGAATTACCCACCTTACAATGTGGTCGATGGAGGTAGTGGTAGAACATTACTGGAAGTCGCTCTTGCTGGATTTTCAGGAGGAGATATTGAGGTCGAGACGGAACGAAATGTCTTGACGGTATCCGCTAGAAAAGCACCACCAGATAAAGAAAGAAAGTATCAACACAAAGGTATTTCATATAGGACATTCTCACGCAACTGGCAGATGGGAGATGATGTAGAAATTGAAGATGTGAAATTTGAAGATGGACTACTAACAATCACTCTTATCAAAAACCTACCAGAGAAACAGAAGAGAAAAAAATGGTTCTAAATAAAAATGAAGGGGACTTGACGGTCCCCTTTTTTGATGCTAAACTAATTGCAAACACAAAATAACTATGTCTGTATCAGTAGTCACCCTAAAGACTGGTGATCGCGTCATTACTGAGTTGAAAGAGATCTATGATGGAGAAGGTGAGGACAAACGTGGTGTCTGCCTTCTCATGGAAGATCCTTACATTCTCAAACTTGACGGAGGAACACCACAATATTTGACTGAGGAACATGGTATGGAATACCAAGTTCGATTCAGTAAATGGAATCCTTATTCTCCAGATTGGCAGTTTAAAATTCCATATGATTGTGTAATGACAATCAGCACAGCAGAACCAGGACTTGAAAATGCCTGGAGACAAAAAATTATTCAGAAAAATGAAATTGAGGGAAGAAACAATGACGGAACAGCAGCAACAACTGAGGACTAATCACGATATTCGTATCGTAAATCTTACAACTAAAGACAGTGTTCTTTGTTTGTTTGGTGAAGTAAGGAACGACGATCAGGCTGTCGTTGGATATAGAATGTTATATCCATTTACTCTTTCTTTGGGAGCAGTAAATGAAGATGGAACTATGCCTATCAACTACAGCAGATTCTGTCCTTTCTCCCCAGTTGAAGAACATCGATTGGGTGGAGAACATATTCTTACAGTTGTTTATCCAGACAATGGAATTCTAGACAATTATGTTACCAAGTTAAAAGAACTTGGGTTGACAGAGGAACAACTATTCTTTGAGGAAAAACCTGATGGAGATAACAGCGAACCTGCTGAAGCTGCAGAATGAATGGATTATCGCTCAAGTAGAACCAGTTGAGGGGGACACCTTGCCAGGTGACCCTGATGTCTGGATGGTAGAACCCTATCTGGTAGACTATGAAGGTCAACTGGTTCCATGGGCGGAGCATTCTTCTGAGCGTGAATTTAATGTCAGGTCTTCTGACATTACCGTTGTGACTAATCCTAGCAAGGTAATTCTTGCTCGTTATATTGAATGTCTTGAATGAAGTTTTACACTAGTGTGGAGCAAGCAGGCAATCGTCTGCTTGTACGTGGTTATGAGAACGGCAATCGCTACAGCGTTAGGGTTCCTTTTAACCCTACGCTGTATTTGCCTACTAAGAACTATTCAGAATGGCGCACCCTTGAGGGTGATTGTGTAGAACCTCATAAGTTTGGATCTATCACAGAGGCACGAGACTTCGTAAAGCAATATAAAGAAGTAGATGACTTTGAAATCTATGGTAACTCTAGGTTCTTGTATCAGTACATTGCTGAGGAACATCCTGAGGAAGAACTCAAGTTCGACTCCTCAAAGATCCGTGTATTTACCATCGATATTGAAACCGCTGCCGAAAACGGATTTCCAGATATCGAAACTGCCGATCAGGAAATACTCGCCATCTCAATCAAAGATAGTTTCACTGGTCGAATTATTGTGTTCGGAGCGAGAGCATTCAATAACACAGACCCCATGGTGGACTACATGCATTTCCGATCAGAAGAAAGCATGTTGGGCGCATTCCTTGAATACTGGCAGGAGAACTTTCCAGATGTGATCACTGGGTGGAACGTACAGTTGTTTGATATGCCGTACATTCACAACCGTGTTAATCGTATCCTTGGTGATAAGTATGTCAAACTTTTGTCGCCTTGGAAACTTGTGTCTCAGCGTGAAATTTTTATCAAGGGTCGTAAGAACTTTTCTATCGACATGCTTGGTATTTCTACACTTGATTATCTAGAGTTATATCGTAAGTTTACATATACAAACCAGGAATCTTATCGCCTGGATCACATTTGTTCTGTAGAACTGAACGAGAAGAAACTAGATCACTCTGAGTTTGAAACATTCAAAGAGTTCTACGAGAACGATTGGCAGAAGTTTATTGAGTACAACATCCATGACGTTCGTCTGGTAGATAAACTGGACGACAAGATGAAACTGATTGAACTTGCATACACCATGGCATACGATGCTAAGGTGAATTATGAAGATGTGTTTAGTCAAGTTCGCATGTGGGATAACTACATTTATTGCGAACTACTGAAGCGTAAGATTGCAATCCCTCCTAAGAAGGA